TCCAAGGTGCCACAGGAACACAGGGACCCACAGGGTTGCAGGGTGCCACAGGGATTCAAGGTGACACAGGAACACAGGGATCCACAGGGTTGCAGGGATTCCAAGGTGCTACAGGAACACAGGGACCCACAGGATTCCAAGGTGCTACAGGAACACAGGGACCCACAGGATTCCAAGGTGCCACGGGAACACAGGGACCCACAGGGTTGCAGGGTGCCACAGGGGTTCAAGGTGTCACAGGAACACAGGGACCCACGGGGTTGCAGGGTGCCACAGGATTCCAAGGTTCCACGGGAACACAGGGTGCCACAGGAGTTCAAGGTGCCACGGGAACACAGGGACCCACAGGGTTGCAGGGTGCCACAGGATTCCAAGGTTCCACAGGAACACAGGGACCCACGGGGTTGCAGGGTGCCACAGGGTTGCAAGGATTCCAAGGTTCCACAGGAACACAGGGAGCTACGGGACCAATTAACACTATTTCGACCGTAGCAAATGATAGAGTATTAACGTCAGATGGTTCATCTACAGGAGCAGTTGCAGAAGCCAATCTAACCTTCAATGGCACGACTCTTACGGTCGCAGGAAATTTGTCTCAAGGATCAGGTAATACGCTTACCACTGTAACTACATCGCATGTCCAAGGTTCGAATAATACAATCACTAGTGCAACGAGCGCCCATGCCGAAGGGCTCTATAACACCATCACAGCAGACGGAAGTTATGGGCATGCAGAAGGTGCGTATACAACGGTAAGAATTTCGGCTGCACATGCCGAAGGATATCAAACAACAGCTAGCGGTCAATATTCTCATGCCGAAGGCTATGGTACATTTACCAATGCTAGTGGACAAGCAGCCCATGCAGAAGGAAAATGGACATTAACGACAGGAGATTATTCTCATACCGAAGGTCTTTTCACAACGGCTTCTGCTCAAAATTCCCACGCAGAAGGCGAAAGATCAGTGACATCAGGTCAGGGTGCTCATGCAGAAGGCGCCTATAATTTAGCATCAGCCGGATGGTCACACGCCGAAGGACATTTCACGACTGCCTCAGTGCAATACTCTCACTCCGAAGGAGAATACACCAGGGCAGCCGGCCAAGGATCACACGCGGCGGGACTTAAAACTTATGCCTTAGGTTCTTATTCCCAGGCAATAGGTGAGTTGACAACTGGTTCTGGATACGGCTCGTCCGCCGCTGGTCTATCCACCGTGGCTTTCGGCAATTATTCTTATGCAGGGGGTGGATACACGATAGCATCCGGCACGTATCAACATGCAATAGGCCAATATAACCAAAGAGACAACACGGAATCCTTATTCATAATCGGCAACGGCACCGCCGACGACAACACGCACAGAAACGATGTTTTACGGGTAAAACCTGGAGACACAACAGGATCGCCACCTTATACCAATGGTCGGCTGGAAATCACAGGTTCTATCGACGCGTCCCAAGACATTAGTATTTCAGGATTTAGCCTGAGAATAACGAAAACCATAGCGTTGGCATCCGTGGATGGTACGGCAACGACAGGACCAGGGAAAGTCGGTTCTGTATGGCAATATGCTTATCCTTCGCGCGGCGGAAGTCTTGAAATTACAGCCCAGATAACTGGTTATGTATCCGTTGCCGGTAGTTACACATATGAATTACGAAGGAGCACAATTTTATCTCCTTTTTATGTTACACTTAGCACGTGCAATTTTTATTTTAACCAAATCAATAACCACATGGTATTGCCTACCTTAACGGCCATCGTTTCTGATTTGCCGGCTGGCACATACACATATTACGTCTATTTAGCTAGCGCAATAAAAGTTGATTCTTCAGACAGCTGCACGATGGTGATCACAGAATACTGAAAATTTAAAAATAGCTCAATCTAGTCAAGTCATAAGTCACGCAACTGCAACAGAATGACTTCTATTAATTAGATTTAATCAAGACTTAGGTTTCCTACCTCTTTTTTTCGAAGATTCTTCGGTGGCTTTCCGGCGTCTCTCGACCAGGTCCAAAGCTGCCTTGCCAACCTTGGTGCGAGGGTTCTTGTCGGGACGAACCTTGCTTTTCTTTTTTTTCAAATGTGAATCTTCTTCTTTTTCTTCGACAGCTACAGGCTCTTCCCACACCACGTCGATGGACTCTGGTTCGATCACTCTTTCAGCTTGATTTTCAGCATCAACTACAGCCTTTTTTTGGGACTCGAGTTCTGCAAGAGCCAAGGCTTCGGTTTCTACCTCGGCCTGCAATTGTTCTAACTCTACCTTGGCAGCGTCATGCTGTGCCTTGAGATTTTTTGCCTTGTTCTTGAGAGCGAGTATCTCTCCTTGGCGTACGTAGTGGAGCTTGTCTGCATCCTTGGCATTTTCTTTCACGAACTTTAAGGCATTATCAGCAGCAGAATTCATTAAAGAAACCACACCTGCAGATATCTTTCCTTGCTTCTCCAGCCCAGCGACCTCGGCCTTGTGTCGATCGATATAGCCACGAAACTTGGAAGAAGTTTCATTGACACCAAAAGCAAAACCTTCCAATTGCTTTATGTTGGACTCAAAAGCACTATATTCTTCTATCGTGGCAACCACGAGTCCGGCCAATAATTCGACTTTCTGTGACAAAGCTTCTATCTTTTTTTTCTTCATAGGCTTAAATATAAAAGCGCCGGGGGAATTTCTTCCCCCGGCGCCACTACTGCACAATTAAGTGCTTATTTGCTTCACGCAGCGTTGCGGATGATCACTGTCATCTTGTCGCCAGCGGAGAAGTTGTAGTTGAGGCTGACCGTGTGGTCGTTCGCGAGCGCGTAGTCGTCGACGGCGACGAGCAACACACCGTTGAGGAACACGTCGATGTCCTTCTCCGAGTCGTAACCAGCGCGGAGAGCACCGATCGAGCTGAAGTCCAGGTTGGCCTGGCCAGCAGTCGCGTCGATTGAACCCTTCTTGTAGTTACCACCAGTGGCCGCCGCAACGATGGCACCGATGATGCTCTTGCCGGCGCCAAATTCCGCCTCGAAGTCAGCTTGATCGCCCGCAATCGCAAGGCTGAAGAGCTCGGAACCAGCCTCGAGCTTGAGCTCGGCGGCGGCAGAGAGCTTCATGTCCGAACCATCAACAGCTAGCGAACCACTGAGCTCGCCTTCCTTGATGCCAAACTTGACTTCCTTCATCCAGGAACCAACGAGCGAGATGTCGGCCATCGCTCCTTCGCCGTCTGGGCTGCGGTCCATCTTTCCGAAGATGACGTCGCCAGCTCCGGAGCTCTGTCCGATGACGAGGTCCATGCCAGCTCCCGCTCCACCGTGGAGAACGATACCGGAGTCGGTCGTTCCAGCGGAACCGGTCGCGAGGTAGATGAATGCATCTTGAACGCGCATGTTGGCGGTGTCGATGTATGTCATTGTACCTTCGACGCGGAGATTACCCTTGACGTCGACGTTCGACTTGAAGGTCGCGTCTCCATCGACGGATATAGTTCCCTTGGCGGCGACGTTACCGGAAGCCGAAGCCACGGTGAACTTGTTTGTCGCAACAGAGAAGTCTCCATCGGACTCAAGAGTACCGGCGATCGCAGTGTTACCGGAAGCCGAAGCCACGGTGAACTTGCTCGTCGCGACCGAGAAGTCCCCGTCGGATTCGAGAGTGCCAGCAACCAAAGTGTTGCCGGAAGCCGAAGCTACGGTGAACTTGCCACTGTTGACGTCGATTCCGCCGTTAGCCTCTAGCACGCCCGCGAGGGTGAGCTTCGTGCCATCGAACTGTGCATTGGAAGATGTCGCCATCTTGCCGCTGCCATTGACGTACACCATGTCGCCATTGTTGAGTCCGGTGATCGCGAGGTCAGCCAATTCAGCCCCGGATTGACCGAAAGCGATCGCATCGTGAGCCACCGAAGCGTCCGTGAGGTTTGAGACCTTGTGGCTGTTCATGTCGAGGGCCGAAGCTGCCTTCGCGTTGAAGGTCAAGCTGTCGCTGGAAGAATCACCGAGGTAAACGTTTCCATCGAGCTTGGCTTCGCCGGTTACTTCTAGTTTGCCGTCGAGCATCGAATCGCCCTTGACTCCGAGAGAGCCGGTGAGCTCGAGCTTGTCGCCCGAGATCTCAACGCCACCATCGAAGGTCGCGAGCGAGTGGACCGCCAAGGATCCGGAAACTCCGAGGTCAGACGCTATGTAAGCAGAAGCGTCGAAGGTGGCAACGCCAGAAGCTTCGATCTTTGCCACATTCGCGTCCTGTCCCCAGGCCAACGCCTCTCCATTGGAGGAAGCTTGTTGGATTCCGGAGATCTTGTGGGAGTTCATGTCGAGATCGGAAGCCGACTTCGCATTGAAGTGGATGCGATCGCTCGACGCGTCGCCGAGGTAGACATCGCCGTCGGCCCTGAAGTCGCCGACAATTTCCGCGCCTTCGTCGACCTTTAGGTCGCCACGAACCTCTGTCTGAATGCCAGCAGCAGCTAGCTTGACGCCTTCGGCAACATCGAGTGTGCCTTTGACGCTAGTCGCCTTGCCAGAAGCAGAGAGGTCCACCTTGGCATCGGCCTTGAAGTCACCGACAATTTCGGCGCCTTCGTCGACCTTTAGGTCGCCACGAACCTCTGTCTGAATGCCAGCAGCAGCGAGTTTGACGCCTTCGGCAACGTCGAGTGTTCCATAAACCTTGGTCGCCTTGCCAGAAGCGGAGAGATCCACCTTGGCATCGGCTTTGAAGTCACCGACAATTTCGGCGCCTTCGTCGACCTTTAGGTCGCCACGAACCTCTGTCTGAATGCCAGCAGCAGCGAGTTTGACGCCTTCGGCAACGTCGAATGTACCGTAGACCTTGGTCGCCAATCCGGTAGCGGAGAGATCGACAGCGCCATCGACCTCGAGAGCGTCCTTCAAGGTGGCTTTCGCGTCAACCCTGAGGGTGTCCTTGAGAACGGCAGAGTTGGTTACCTCGAGAGAGTCGAGGGTCGCTTTCGCGTCAACCTCGAGGGTGCTCTTGAGAACGGAAGCGTGTGTTACCTCGAGAGAGTCGAGGGTCGCTTTGTCGGCAGAGGAAATCTCTCCTTGGAAATCCGCATCGGCGCCCGAGGCGTGCATTGCCGCGTGGATGTCAGAAAGGTCCTGAGACGCAGCATCGAACCAGTGCGACGCGTCGGAACCCTTGATGTCTTTGATCAAGGAGCGGAGTGCGTCGAGGTCACCCGCCAAAGAAGCTTTGTTCTTGAGCGAGTCGTCGATCGTAAGCGCGTCATTGTATGAAAGTGAGCCGCTAATCTGCGACTGTTGAACACGTGTAATAGCCATATATGTTACCCCTTTGCCGGCCTATAGACCAGCTAGCGATAAATATTAATTCGTAGACGAATTTCTATATTTGTAGCCGACAAATGCACGCGTTTTTTGTCACAAATTCGTCATAAAAATAAAAAGCTATTAAACAATATGAAATGATATCATTTCACTTCAATTCGCTGTCTATAGTTTTCAAGGAAGGGAAAGCCAACGCTTTTTCCGTCTCCCCTGGTCCGTTGTCTCTGTCGTGCAACTCCTGTTGTATGAAAGACAACTTTTTTTCATATGAAATCCGTCCTGTCTCAGACAATGAACCAGACAACAGCTCTACCAACATCACGGCCGTCCCACGCAAAGCATCAGTCGTCCAATGGGAATATTCGCTCATATCAATCCATCTTCATCAAGAATAATTCTGTCACCAAAAACCCGCCCAGAATAAAAGCACCAAAACTGCTCCAACTGACAAAAGAAGTCGAGGAACAAATGGCCACAATGGACCAACTGAACCCACCCAAGACGAATCCCAAGATGGGAGCGATGATGAAGTGCTTCGTAAGCGTAGGAAAGTGAAATCCCAAAAATAATAGAACAAAAAATACGATCAAAAAGAACATATCAATCAACCTCTGTCCAAGTCATGTCTTCTTCCAGCCTAAAAGAACCCTTATAAGGATGCGGTGGATTGTCGTCCCAATCCCCAGGAGACAACATAGAAAAATAAAGCATTTCTCCCCTGGAATATAGATGATACGTCATTCCCACCCTCTTCTGAAAAGAGGAATTAACTTCGTGTAACGTTGAGTTTCTCTCGGCTGTCTCGACAATGGTCTTCGCCTGGTTCTGCAGGTGTCTAATTTGATCTACAATAATCTCTAGCTTGCCTCGAGCCACGGCCCCCAACAACTTATTAGCCTCTTCTACCAAGGCCAACTGGTCAACTGGCTCAAAGCGAGCAGACAATCGACTTAGTGGATACGGACTGCTCCGAGAAATGGGAACCAAACCTGCTTTTGCTTCTTTCATCCTGCAAAATGCTTCTTTCCGGCCGAGATCACCTTCGGATCCACATCCGATTCATCCCTAAATCTACAGAACACCGGAAACCTGACCCGACCGTCCTTCGTCAAACCATCCCCAGTCAACGGATCCGGTTGCCCTTCCATCTCCACAATCTTTCCGAGGTAGTCGTCCGGGGCCAGCTGGACCTCCGACTTAAGTTTATCTGTGAATCCACCACCCAATCGCGTCACAACCCCATTCGGCAGTACCACCTCAAATCCTCCCCACAGACCTTCCCTCTTGGACCCCCTCCGACCCTCGTAGTGACCCACGACAACTCCTTCATAAGTCGCCACAGGTTTCATCTTGCGAATATTTGAAGACCTCTTAAAGAGGTACGGAGAGTCCAAATCTTTCAACATGATGCCTTCGTACCCGGCCTCCATGGATTCAGAATAGAACTTCATCAGCTCAGCCTCCGACGTCGCCGTCAGCCCCGCGACTTGTTTCACGGGGGCATCTTTAGGCAACTGTCCTACCAATTCCTCTACGAGATCTACCCTATCTTTCATCTGTAATTCAGACGCCTGGCTGTGCCAATCGTCGAAGTGCATCGCGTCAAATACATGAAGGATCATGTTGGAATCATCCTTGCCTTTCTTGCGTGACATCACGACCGAAGCCGACTCATTCCAATCGGCACCGAGGACTTCCGAGTCCAAAACAAAGTCGTCCCATGGCGCCGCCTCTAATGCTGCCTTGATTCGCGGCAGGGTTTCTAGGACCGTCCCATTGCGGGTGAACATCGTGACTTCGCCGTTGTGCTTCACGGCCACGCACCGCAACCCGTCTAGCTTGGGTTCGACCCTGACTGGGTATTCAATCTTATCATCTATGATAATTCCCTTCCCGGGCTCGTGACGGGTCGACAAGCTCTCGGCCAACTGTACGGAGAAACTGGTGATAGAACCTGGCCAAATCTTGTTGACCGTGGTGGATTGAACGCCACAGCGAAGATTCTTTAGAATGATCCTCTGGCACCACTTTTGTTGCCGGGCATCCATCAATTGGAAAGCTGCGTTGACGGCGGTTTTTGCGGCGTTACCTACGATCTTACGATTCGACAGATCATCAACAATTATATTAAGAAATGAATCAACAACTTTATCGTCGCCCGTGATGGCTTCGGATAAAGCGTTTGGCATCTTAAATTTGTTGACGTAGAAATTTACGTATGGATCGCCAACAAGAGTAAAGACGCGGCGCAGGAGGTCATTCTTAATATTGTTCTCAAGAACTTCCTCCTTAAATAGACGCGAATTGTCAGACTCCAGCAGCTCTAGGATATCGATGATGGTTGACATGCTCTAAAAATACCATAAGACCACCCAGGATTGCATCCCGCCGACTTATTTTTTCTTTAGATTATTCAACTTTGAAATTGAGGAACCTAGGTCGGAATCGGGTGCCTCGCTGATGTCCCCTAGTTTTTCTCCAGAGTTTTTCAACGAATTAATGGCCGTCGAGGTGACAAAGACTCTTTCGTCAATCTTGATAGATTTTGATACAGAATTTGGTTGAAATGCCTTCTTTTTATTTTTATTGGCGGTCTTTGGTTCTTGTTTCGAAGCTTCAATTTCAAATAGGTTTTGTGACGGCTCGCCTCCCGCGAAGCTATCTACTTCTACCTTTTCTCCCGTATCCTTCGTCAAAGTCGGTGGATCCAAAACGATCACTCCCTCTTGTGGACTGGAGACAACTTTTCCTAAGGCAGAATTAAAATCGGATTCGTTTGGAGCAGAAACCCCCATCTTGTTGCATTTGAGTAAGAGCGTTTGGTATGAGGCTATTCCTGAGTTCTTAATGAACTCTTTCAAATTTGTTTTTCTTTTCTTGAGTAGGTCGACCAACCTGATGGGCGGCAGTCCTTTTATTCTGTAGTTTGCCATAAAGAAGTCTCAGCTAGAAAGTAAATCATTTTTTCGATAAGTTTCTATGTCATGTAACAAATCAGCGATAGCGCTCTGGAATTGAGGTGAAGCGGCGATGCTTCTAGTTCTTTCGTCGGTCAAAGACAAATCCCATTCTTCGACAAATGCTTCGGCGAATTTGGTCATGACCCGCAACACATAATTGCGGACTGAAGAATGATTCATAACAAAACCCATTTCGGACATAATATCCGAAATTTCCCGATAATTTATGCCTTCGTCCTCGATGACAGTTGCGTAACCCTTTGCAAATTTGGTGCCTTTTTTAAGAACCATTTTTCCTGCTCCTCGGCTGGATAGAATATCTCTGGCGCTGAATCTCTAATAATCTATTGTTGAGAATATCTTGAATATTTTTTTGTGGATCTTCTTGGGGTGACTCTATTTCAAGGCCTTCTTCTTCTGTCAAGTCAGCAATAATTTGGCTAGTGCGTCTCATATAAAGTACCATCAGACAAGAGTTAAATAGAGACAACACAATGGATATGCTCAATAAAATCCACATCAGGTCAATCCTTGGCCTCTGGCTATTTGTTTAGCCTCTTCCTTGGATACGACATAATCATTGGTGGATATGTCGTCGTGTAAACCGAACCTAAGCCGAAGGATGGCTGCTTCCTTAGGAGAGAGCTCGAGCAACACTTTTCTAACGATAGCCAACATTTCTTTCTTGGCCAAAACCTCGAATGGATCATTGGTCTGATTTTCGTCCTCGAGCTTGTCTTCCAAGGTGTTGGAATCGGAATTCGAATCCATCGGTTGTTGCAAGGAAATAATGTTCTTGCCAGACTGAATGGTGGCCTTAACTACAGTCTCGGAAACATCTGTCAGCGCCGCTAATTCTTCGGCACTGGGATCGCAACCCATGGATTCCCTATAGGCTTCGACAGCCTGCATTAACTTCTTCTGTGCCGAGGCAGCATGGGCAGGCAACCTAATTATCTTCTTGCGTTTCAGAATGTGCTGACCAATTGCCTGTTTGATCCACCACATCGCATAAGTCGAAAATCTAAAGCCTTTCTTATAATCGAACTTTTCGATGGCCTTAAGAAGGCCCAGATTGCCTTCTTGGATTAGGTCTTCTAGAGGAATATTGTGTTGTCCTTTTTGCTTCTTTGCGACATACACGACAAGTCGCAGGTTAGATTCTGTCAATTTTTTCTTGGCCTTGACAGATGCATCTCCGCCCTTTTCACAATCCTTAAAAAGCTCGACTAATTCCTTGTGGTCCAATTGAGGATATGATTGTAGCGAATTTAAATAATTAGATATAGTATTAGATACTACCAGTAACTGATTTTGGTTTTCTAGCATTTTTAGTTTAGAACGGTCGAGCTGCTTTGAAGGTTGCCATCGAACGAAGAATCATCGTCCTGCTCACCGGTCGCAGTATATCCAAACGCTCGAAGAAATTCATCGTGCTTCTGGGATCGCGTCTTTCTAAGTTGAACTTCGCGCTCGAGATAGGCTAGCTCGACCTCCCAAGGCTGGGCATCGTACCTCATGTCAAGAACCCTATTGCGTTCGACCTCGAGATGCCTAACCCTATCGATGATAGCTTCGTCTGAAGCATACCCGATGTCGTCCATGTTCAATACCTCCGGCATCTCGATGTTGATGTTGCGCTTCTGGTGAAAAGATTCTTTCTCAACGTTCTTGTTTTTCTTAGACATTTTTTATTATCCGTGTGTAAGTGTTGAAGGTGAAACAACTCCTGAACTACTGTAATATCCAAAACAGCAACTGTTCAAAACTGTATGACGCCCCATTCATTGGGGTTCATTGTATAAACAACTCGCTTTACTCCTGAGGCCTTCATCCGCCTCTGACATCCGCCGCAAGGCCTAGACATTGCCCATTCGCCAGTTCCCTTAGCCACTCGAGCTACCCAAACAGTAGAATGTGGCGTTAACTTTCTCACGACTCTGGCTTCTGCATGATGGCTCGGCGCAATATCTGTCGCGGCAATATTCCTCGCCGTTACGAGCACACCATCCCGTCGCTCGCCAACAGCGCCAAGAAAAAACGTTCTATTGTCCAAACTACTTCTATCGTCGATGGCCACCTCGGCCGCCAATTCCAACATCCTCTTGTCAAAGGACATTATTTCCTCTTCTTAATTTCTTGATCTAGAACAAATAAAGCCTGTTTTTTACACCAAGCTTCAGCATTCGCCATTTGAATCACGCCAGGACCCCAAGTCACGGTCTTCACCAGGTTGGTGAATTCGTAAAGTTCCATGCTGGCTTCAAGGTCGTCGACTTTCACGTATAAAGTCCAATCTTCCTCAACCAAACGATGACAGTTTTCTCCTGCTTCTTCCCAAGTTCTCATATTTTACGAGACCAGATATCTTAAATGTAACACGTAAAATTCTAACATTGCACTTATTTATCCCAGGAAGAAAAATTTTATGAGCACAAACGATCAACTTCAAACTTCGCCCGTGGGTCTAGACTTTATATCGCACTGGGAAGGTTGTGTACTAAAACCTTACAAAGATATCGCCGGACTGCGAACCATTGGAGTCGGACACTTGATAAAACCAAATGAGAATTTTCCTGACGGAGTTTCAATCACAAAAGACGCAGCTCTTCAACTCCTCGCGGCCGACGTCAAACTCTGCGAAAATGCCATCAAAAAAGCAATAACTGTTCCACTCACCCAGAACCAGTTTGATGCTCTAGTCTCTTTTGGATTCAATTGCGGGGTAGGAGTCTACAGCACTTCAGGGGCCTGTAAAGCTCTAAACACCGGTGATTATAACTCGGTCCCTGTTAAGCTCCTCGATTGGAGCAAGGCTCGGGTCAATGGCGTCATGACGGTTAACCAAGGTCTCTACAAACGCCGCACAGCCGAAGGCGAACTATTTGCCAAAGTTCTAGATTCATCTATGACTCCATCAGCTCCACCGCCCCCGGTGACCGTCGCCTGGGATAAATCCACCTTGACAGAGGCACAGACAATCTTAAAGAAGCTAGGTTTATACACGATCAAGGTAGACGGTTTCTGGGGACCTTCGACATCGAAAGCTATCTCGTCTTTCGCCGCGAACTCCGGTCTGTCCGTCGGCTCCGATATTCAACATCAAATTCCATCGGACCTCCTCTCGGCCCTCCGAGACGCCGGCAAATAACCATGAACCTCAGGGGAACAATCCTGGTCGGTCTCGTCTGCATCCAGGTTATCGTAGCCGGTCGCCACGCTAGGGTCTGCTATGAAGCCCCAGGATTGACTCTGAGACCCCCTACAATAATCCAACCTCGGGTTCTACCGGAACAAAAAGAAGAAAGCCCAGAACCAATCCAGGGCCTCAGGCCAGGTGGTCGGATCCTCCTACTGGGGGATTCGTTGGCGATGGGCATGACCAAACGGTGGAAATCACTAGCAAAAGAAAATGGCTACGAATTTTCTGTAGAGGCCAAGGGTGGCACCCGGGTCGATCAGTGGGGTCCCAAGGCAAAGTCCATCGTTTCATCCAAGAAACCCGACATGATGGTGGTGTCCCTCGGTACCAACGACGCCGGCATGTCCAATCCAGAATCGCAGAGGAATTATGTCAGGACCATCGTCGACGTCGTCACAAAATCATGCGCAATTATTGTCTGGGTCCTGCCTCCTCCGTTACCCGAATCTCTCAGGGGCCGAGACAAAATGATAAAAATAATCTCAGACGAGCTATCCAATAAAGGCATCACCTTTGACTCTGATCAAATGACATCGGGTCGAGCAAAGGACGGAATCCACTACTCGACCCAAGGTTACTCCGACTGGACGGACTCAATCTGGCAAGAACTAATACAAAGAAAAGTGATCGGCTACAACGTTACTTCGACTTCTTCGAATAATTGTCGGACGCCCAACCATCGCCCTTGAGGGTAAAACTAGTCCCGCTAGAAATGAGCCGGTTATGACAATATATCTTGCACACCGGACACTCGGCCACGGCTTCATCCTTGATTGATTGTTCTACCTCAAAAACCTTGCTGCAAACCTTACATCCATAATCGTACGTCGGCATCTAACATTTCTCCATTACGCTGAAGGACCAACAGAAACAGGAAAAAGAACCCTTACACCTTTAGAAGACTCTAGGACGCCGGGCTGACGCAAAACCTTCAAGGGTCCTTGATGACTGACAAGCACGTTCAAATCAACATCGGCCAAGACGTCAGAAAAACGATATTCGACATCGTTGATCCAACACACTTGGGACACCAATTGACAAATCTGAGAATAATCCTGATGAGCGGCATCGTGAGCCGTGGCGTTAGGCTGAATGACTCTAACTGGATTAGAATTACAAGAGTTGATCTTTGAGGCGCACGGAAAGCCCTTAATTCCCTGAAACGATGGACCTGTGAAATGCCACCCGTAATTGCATGCAGCCTTCGGCTTAGTTTCTAGCTGCTTGTCCAAAACCCAGTGCTTTCCGACCGTCGAAGCCAACCCGTCTCCAATCAGCCTTGAATCGACGTTAGAAGAATGTTTCGTCATTGAGGCGACACTAAAGGATATCGGCATCGGAGCCGGATCTGCCCGTCTCGTGGCCGACACATAGATTAGATCTGCCACTTGAGGAGTCAACAAGGAAGCGCCAAATAAATCGGCTAGCTTCTGTTCCAACGTGGCAGAAACATTGACACGTACTCCTGATATCTTTAAAGCGTCTTCCATGACGTTTAGCCTAATGGTCTTGTCTCCTATCGTGTAGGATATTTCCGTCCATTTGGCTTCGAAGTTGCCTAACATCACCTGGTCAAGAACAAACTTCTCTCGTTCGACTATACTCTCTGGAAATATTGACATAGCTTGGTCTTTCTCAACAAGATACCAAATATCGTTCGATTGTTCAATTTGCGGGCCCATCGAGAGTTGAACTCGACATTCTAACGTGACAAGCTAGTGTTATACCGATTAACTATGGGCCCAATTGAATCATAATTATCTTCATCATTTGCTGGTAGACTAGGACTCGAACCTAGATCGGCGAAATTAACAGTTTCGTGACTTACCATTAGTCGATCTACCAATGCATATTTGTTAAAGAATTTACTCTTGAATAAATTTCAACACTTTGCGCAATAGATAGAATCGTACAAGGAAAGACCGAATTTGTATACTTCGAAAATTCATTGATGAATTCGCAGACGAATTTGAAAGTTTCCTAATATTTATAGACAACAAAGGCAGTAGTTTATGCTCAATAATTTAGCGAAGTCTCTTAGGTACGCCCACAGTGTGGTGCGTGAGGGGATGAAGTCCGTACATCGCTCGCCTGAGTGGAATGTTGTTCGTGACACATTCGTGGCGACCCATGAGGCATGCGAAGCGTGCGGTTGCATGGACAAGCTTCAAGTTCACCACGTAAAGCCATTCCATCTTCTTCCAGAATTGGAATTGGATGAGTCTAACCTAATTTCTCTGTGTATGGGACCCAACGAGTGTCATCTTTTTATCGGTCATGGCGATTCTTTTCGCTGTTATAATCCCAACGTTAGGGAAGACGCTGAGAAATTTATGAAAGCTTCTTTCGATGACAGGAAGAAGATCATTGGGGAAGCTAGGAAAGCTAGGTTGAAAGACTGAATCAGCTTTCTTGGTTTTCTTCGTCGGGCTGGAATCCGATCGGCTGTTTGCCTCTGCTAGGAGCCGATCGGAGTTCCTCGATAGCGTGAATGACGCCAACGACTGCGGCAGCCAATTTTAGGTAGGATATAGTTCGTGGTGAGCGAAGGGTGTCCCATGCTATTGACTTAATCTTCTTTAATTTCTTCAGTTGCATCTCGTTTGTATCCTATTCCGAGCTTAGAGGATCGTACAACCTTCAACCTTCTTCTTTGGGCTTTGCTTCTTCTGCGGCATCGGCAGGCGTGGCACCTTTGGTCTTGAAGCCGATGTATTCCTCGGCATCAGATGGTCTCCCAGGATCTCCGTCGCTACCCATAGACCGCCCGGGAGATTTGTACCAGAAAGAATGGATATCCGCACCTCTTTCAACCTCGTACGGATAGAAACCCTCCGGATTGGTCGGATCCGACGTTAGACTCGCCCCAGGAGGACCTCCTTCCCAAAGAACTTGTCTAATGATGTTGCGTAGTTCGCCGAGCCGAATCTTCATTTTTTCGATTTTCCCATAAAATCTTGGACAATTCGACGAGCCATCTCCTCAACAGTCTCTGTTTCCGTCTCTTCTATTTCTTCCATGCCGCTACGATGACCATGGTGCCCAAGTCTATCTAGATCTTCGTCTCCAATGGCTTCACCACCTGTGCTAGCCCGCCAACGTCCTGGAACATCGGCCTCTTGGTCTATTGTCTCTCTAATTAATTTTCGTAATTCAGATATGGTTATCTTCATAGATATACAATATATATAATACGAGGCTTCAGGTGCGTGAAGAAGAACTAGAAGAAGCAAAGAAGAAAAAGAAGGGCCTTTGGGCAAACATTCACGCAAAACGCAAGCGCGGAGAATCACCGGCAAAACCAGGCGATGCAAACTACCCAGACAAACAGGCGTGGAAAAAGATCGCAAAAGAATCCTTGCGCCGATTGATCCGTGACCTTGTAAAAGAAGAAATATCGAAGTAATATAAAAGACTATGCTTATCTGCCACACCATCGTCCTGATGGTAGGGATTCTTCTTTTCTCCGCAACCCTAAGATTAGACGGTAGAAGATCGATGCCCAGACCATCTGCTTCCGGGACCGGAAAACAAAATCAACCACCAGATTTTGATTTTTGGGAATAATTAATTGCCATGAAGATTACACTAGGTCTCCTCAGGGAAGCAATAAGTGAAGGATTATTACTAGCCGAAGCTGATCTACTGGACGAATTTCAGCTCAACGATGTGGTTTTAGAAGCGACAGAAGTTATCGACGAAGCAGAATATCACGGCAGGGAAGTATCGCTCGGTAAACCATCGGCCGGAGACGTCAAGAAATACAAGGTCTATGTCAAGGACAAAAAGACCGGTAATGTCAAGAAGGTCAATTTCGGCGACCCCAACATGGAGATTCGTCGAGATAATCCCAAAGCAAGAAAATCTTTTCGCGCGCGCCACGGTTGCGGAACTCCAAGGGCTTCTAATAGGACAAAAGCGGCCTACTGGTCATGTAAAATGTGGAGTAAAAAGCCTGTTTCTAAAATCCTCAAAGGAAAATGAAACTTAGAGTCTCTCTATTCCTTTTGTCCTTATCGGCCTGCTCTTCGACATCAATTTATGATAGGGGTCGATTGCGACACCCCACCATGAAGATGGAGCTTCGGTCTCGAGCCCTCATCCACCTAGAATCCTTGACAGAAGGTGCCATCGGTGGAATAGGAGAGCTCGAGACCGGTTGTGGTTGTAATTAGATAGAGTATCTGCCAGCAAGATAAGTTTCGATGCTGGTTTTTCCTGTGGGGGGCAGCGTGCCGCTAAAAATCAACATCTCGGTCATCTTCATGTTGGACCAATATGGGTACGGATATCCTGATGGTTTTGCGAATCTAGCAATCGACAACGCGGTCGGCATGCTGAGACCGAGACCAACAGGGTTGTATGCATATCCATTGGAATATGGGTAGCCTGACGGGAATGCACCGTCGATTCTTATTTGTGTGTGTTCCCAAGATCCGGTAGCTATCGACACCGCAGCGTAATATTTGTTGCCAGCAACGAAATTTGGAGAATAATCGATATAGCTTCCACCGGCAAATCTTAAATGATTTTCATTTAACCACGCGTAGTTTCCACCGGGAGGATTTGTGGAGAGGTCTCCCGTGATATTCCACAACGCATCTTCTCCGTCGAAAGACAACGGTTTGAAAGCCGTGTAGATAACGTACCCAACCCCTGTTGCTCCTCCAAGATTCCATATGGAGCCTGAAAGCCATTGTGTGGTGCCGTTGAAGCTAAGCGAATCGTGTC